GGATTCAAAGGAGGGGGAGGTGATTTTGGAGACCCGGAGATTGCGGATTGGGTAAGAACGCAAGGAAAGAAGTATGGGAACCCTGTCCGTGAAGAAGATTGGGAGAATGAATAAATCTAATGGCAAGAACAAAGGCAGACGATGAATTCATAGCTGTTTTAAAAGATCAAGTAAAGTTATATCGTGAGCAGTGTCAAGTACTTAGAGAGGAGTTGACACTACTACGAGAACAGAATTTTCGACTGCAAGAAGGACTATTAAATATTCGAGCCCCCGAAGCCTACCGGGATTTAATATCAGATAGGGCCGAAATAAATACTCCACCAGCTGATTCTGAAAGTATAGATAGACAAAAGAAGATATACAGTACGCAGCAGAACTATTTAAAGCAAATGGAGAGTGCAACTTTTAAAGACGCAGATGATATGGTGAACTTACTTGCGCCCGCTATGTGGAATCAGCAGGCAGTAAATACTTCTATCCACGATAATGAAGAAAGCTAATGCCTAAAAGTAAAAGCAGAAAACCTTTCAATATAGATAAATGGAAGTACGGACACCTCCATTTAATTGATTCAATCCCCTCTGGAGATCCAGAGCTTGGGACTGCTATATCCTCTTATTCGGACTCGGTTAACGGAGATAGGAAAAGCAGGAATTGGGTTCGGGCAGTTCAGTGGATTGAAAATATTCTTTTTACCAACGGCAGACAGTATGTTGACGATATGCTTGTTTCTCGCTTATCCAAAGACAGTAATAATGACCTAAGTATAGTTAACGAAGCTACTGGAGGAATCCCAAAGCCAGTAAATGACTTCTTAGGTAGGTATGTTGAATCAAATATTGCACTTCTTACAGAGAACCGGCCCCGACCCAGAGTCACCCCAAAAGGGGGCCGAATAGAAGATATTGATCGAGCGGAGCTTTCTGAGTGGGTATTGGAGTACTTGTGGGAAGCAATGGATATGCCCGAACTGCACAGAGAAATAGCAAGAATTATTTTGCAGTGCGGTGTATGTTGGATGGAAATTGCTTATGACCCGACAATGCCCAGACGGATTACAGTCCCCCAAACAAGAACAGCTGATACTTCATTAATTACAGGGCCTGGAGGACAACAAATTGAGGCTCCTGTTCCTAGGCAAGTAATAGAAAGGTCTGAAACCGGAGAAGCTGTCTTTACAGAAGAAGTTATATATGGAGATATCACGGCGAGAGTAGTTTCTCCTTTTGAAATGCATTTACCTATTAATCATTGGTGGAATGATGAAAATATGGGGTGGATAATGAAGGAGTCTTATTTACCTCTCCAAACATTAATAGATAAATATGATGGATTAAAGACGAAAGCGGGTTTAACAAAAAGAGATGGTTGGCATTTAGATAGACTAGACGATGTAGGAGCCACAAATGTAAAGGACTTGCCTTTGTGGTGGTGGGAAAGATTAACAGATATGGTAGAGGGGCCCGGTCCCTCTTTATATGTAGGAACCCCTGACCAGTGGGAAGGGTATACTACGGTTAAAGTATTTGATAGAAAACCTTCTACAACGTGGCCGAAAGGAAGAACCGTTATTGTTGCGGGCGATAAAGTAATTTACGACTCACCAAAAGATAGAGGAGCAAGAGCGTACGACCCTAGATTCCCTGACCGATGGCACCCCTACACACGATTTAGGTGGGAGCCGCAAGTAGGAAGTATGTATGGTCGAAGCATGGTATCGAAGCTTTTACCAAAACTCAAGAGAGTGAATGCAATTGACACCACTCTCATTATGTGGAGAAGAACAGTTCCAATCTCAGCGTGGATTGCACCAAAGGGCTCACACCCAGTTGAAGATATCTGGTATGGGATGCCGGGGAATGTAATTGAGTATGATCCTCGGCTTACAGCAGGAGCAGCCCCTCAGCCTGTATATCCACCTGACTATCCTAGAACGGCTCTAGAGGAGAGGCAAACGCAGATTGCGGAAATGGAAGCAATCGCGGGAACCGAAGAAATCCTTCGTGGTCAGCGACCGGCTGGTGTGACCAGTGCGACAATGCTTGAGGTTCTAAGAAAACAAGCATTAGCAAGCCGTTCCTCCATTCTGCAAGCTTGGGATGAATCCCTTCAAACTGAAGGGTCTATCATGCTACAGGAGGTGATTAAGAATATAAAAAGAGACCCTCGGTACATCGAGGCTTTAAAGATTTTGTCCCAGGATAAGCAAAGTTCACGTACCATTGAAGAATTTTCTGGTTCTGATCTTAGTGATAATGTGAATGTTCGTGTGGATACTGCTTCTTTAGCTTTAGTGAGTAAGGAAGCCAGAGAGCAGAAAATGATAGAAGTTTTGCAGTATCTTCCAAATTTAGCGACTGCGCCTATCGAATTGAGGAATGCCATGTTTGAGGAGCTTGGATTAAAGAAGACACTTCAACCCCAAGGTGTTGATATTAATAGAGCGAAGAGGATGCTTGCATGGATTCGGCAAGGAGACTATGACCGAGTTATTCCATTCCCAGAGGACGATCCGTACATATTCAATGAAGTTCTTGTTGCAGAGATGAAATCGGACGCTTTTTATAATTTAGATGAACAGCAGCAAAAGATTCTTTTAGGGATGATTGAACAATATAAGAAGATGATTGAAAGAAGAGAGCAGCAGATGATGGCAATGCAGATGCAAATGGGTCAAATGGGAGGCCCTCAAGGAGGAGGGCAAGGAGGTCCACCTTCACAATGAATAGTGTAGGTCAAGCATACGCAGTGCTAAGGGGGAGGTTGACGGGAGATCCTGGCGATGCGAAAAAGCTTTTAGATGGACTTCCGCCCGCAGAAAGAGCGGTTAGAAACCGTTTGGAATCTCGTATGCGCGGAAGGCGTTTAGGTTCTCGATATAAGATGGGTAGAAAACCAATGCGGAATGTAGGCAAGTAATGGCTTCAGTAGGAGAAAATTTTGAAGATGTAAAGAAAAGCCCTTATGAGTATGCTGGCGAGTGGGGAGGTTTTGGAAAGGGAACTTGGAAGGCGAAACAACATGCGTTACGAAAAAGGATATTCCCTAAGATAAAAAAATCAATTAAAGATCTTAAAGATGTCAAAAAGCAAGCTTTTGGGGGGCTTGGAATTGATTCTCCTATGGAAGGATATAATCCTGAAATTACTGGAGGCGCAGCAGAACGAAAACAGCGAGCGGGCATTGAACTAGGAGGCTACAGTCCTGTTTTTGGTCACACGTACAAAAAACCAGACTATTTAGATAATACCAGTCTCGGATATGGTCGTCCTGGGATGTTTAAAGTTGGATATGAAGCTCATCACTTAAACGTTGCAGGTAAATACCATAAATGGGCTAATCCTGGCGTTAAAGTTAAAGTATTTTCAAGAAATAGACGAAATCAAATTACCCGCTTTAAAGGAAAGAAAGCGAAAGCAACTTCTTCCCATAAGCCCTCTAAAAGTAGTATAGATAGCACAAAAGAGTTTATAGGGAACAGGGCAACTGGGGCTAAACAGGAATTTGAAGCAGAATCATTTAAAAAAAACCCAACAATGGATAAATTGTTTAAGAGTACAGCAAAACGTGCAAAGAAACGAGAGAAAGTAGCAAGAGGTATTTTAGGGGACATCTAATGATACTTTTTTTAGATAGTGATCCAAATAAAGCGGCAATAATTTATAGAAGAATGACAGAGCAGCAGCGTAGCAATACGATATGGTGTTCTACAGTTAAAGAGACTATTTTAACTTTAAAAGATTACAAGCATCGTTTGAAAATTATATCTTTAGAGCATGATTTAAGCGATGAATTATATATGAATACAAAAAGAGAAGATTGTGGAATGGAAGTAATTCGGTTCTTTGAAAGGTTGAGTAAAGATGAAAAAGAATTTCAATCTTACAAAGAAATTAAATTCATTATTCATACATGGAATAGTCACGCAGGTCCGAGAATGGAAGAAAGATTAAAAAAAATAGGTTTAAATGTAATACTTAAACCATTTGGAACTTAAAGGAGAATATTATGGCTATCGAAGGTGCATTAGGTCGAATGAGACGAAAGAAGGCTGAGAGGGCTGCTAAGGATAAACCTATTGTATCTTCTCCTGCCATAGTGGAAGAAGTAAAAAGAGTTCCCAAACTTTCGGATATTCGCCCTAAGAATCCTGCGGTTGCTACCTCTGCACCAACCAAACAACCTTCATTTGGTTCTGCGTTTAAATCTGCACGCGCAAAAGCCAAAAAAGCTGGAGACTCCGCTGGTGGGATTTTTGAGTGGACTAGCCCTCGCACTGGGAAGACAGCTAAATATAAGACTTGGTGGAAGGAAGAGAAAGAAGCTGCGGATGCCGCAGCAGGGGAAATTAAAGTATCTAAAGCACCAGCAGATGCCGGTGCAACTACAAAAAGTGTACCGAAAGCAGCACCAGAAAAACCAGTTGCAGTAACTACAAAATCCACTACTGATACTTCTAAAGTAGATCCATTAAATTCAGATGAGGCTCGTAAGAAGCGATTATTAAAAGCCACCGGAAACGCATTAGTCGGAACGGCTCTCACCGCAGTTGGCACTCTGGTCGCTGCTGGTGGATATCTCTCCATAAAAGAGAGAGCAGAAGCTCGTAGAAAGGCAGCCGAGAAACGGAAGAAAGATTTAAAGAAGGGCGGGCGTTCAAATCTTAAAAAAGCCAGAGAAGCAGCAGCAGCTAGACCGAAACCAGTAGCTACCACCCCGAAACCAGTAGCTACCACCCCGACTGAGGAACCAAAAAAGCCTAGAGCTAGAGTTAGAAAGGCAGCCGCTGCAACTCCAAAGCCCACTCCAACTCCGCAGGCCGCTGCAACTCCAAAGCCCACTTCAACTCCGCAGGCCGATGCAACTCCAAAGCCCACTCCAACTCCGCACAGCCGAGACAAACCCCAAAGCCACAGGCCAACTCCGAGAAAGAAAGCCGCTGCAACTCCAAAGCCCACTCCAACTCCGCAGGCCGCTGCAACTCCAAAGCCCACTCCAACTCCGCAGGCCGCTGCAACTCCAAAGCCCACTCCAACTCGGAGATATCACAGCGAGTTAGTTGAAGAGATGAAAGAAAGAGACGCGGCGAGAAAAGCTGCAAGAGCTGCAGCAGGGGAGACAGAAAAACTTCCTAAAACACACCATAGCCCAAGATTCCAACCTGCTCCTGTTAGTGTGGCTGAAACAGACAGAGCTGTAACTTCTGGTGCGGCTAGACAAAATATGCCGACAAGTACGCTAGAAGTCGCCCATAGAGCCCCAGGAGCCCCTAAGGCCGCAAAAGGAACAGGAACTACGGCTATAATTCGCAATAAAAAAGATGCATCAGAGCGGCGTATTAAGATTCCAGATAGAGAACCAGAAAGAAGTACTTCTGGGACAGGAACCAGAGCAGCAGTTCAAGCTGCACTAAAAACAGAACACCTCGAATCAGAGAAAAAAGCAAGTACTGAAGTTGGGAAAAATACAAGACCATCAGGGACTGGGCCGGGACACGGAAAGTATGTAAAACCGCTTACAGATCATGAGACTGAAGCTTTACGCGCAGTTGAGGAAAAAATTAGATCCAATGAGCAAAAATTTGGAGAAAACAAAATAACTGAGGCAGGCTATAAACGTAATCATACAAGACTCATGAATCAACGAGCAGCTTTGATGAATATAGGAGTTGTTACTACGCCAACCCCAGAACCAAAACCAGAACCAAAAGGCACACCAAAAGTAACGAGGTCAGGAGGTAATAGAGGAAGAGCTGCCGTACTTTCGAGCATGAGAAGAAACAGACAAGAAGCCCAAGCGAAGCAAGAAGCAGCAGCTCCAAAAGTAAGAGCAGTTACGGCAAAAGATGCTGACGTAGCGAAAGCAGTTGCAAACGAAGCAAAATCGAGAGTGGATGAAGCCCCTGTTACTCGCGCAGAACTAGAATCCCCGGCTAAACCTTCAAGCCCATTAACCGCAAAAGAAGCACAAGCAATTGCTAAATATCAGCAAGAAGGTAAGTCCCGAAGACTTCCTTCTTCGGAAGAAATGGGAAGGTTACGTGAGAATTTAGCTTCAGGTGAAATTACGCAAAAGCAGTATGATCGACTCATTAAGGGGACAAGAATTACTGCTTCTGAAGTAAAAATGCGTACTAGAAAAGGCAAAGGTGTTGGGTCTGCGGCTAAGGAAGCAGCTAGAAGGGTTAGACGATAATATTTTTAGGGGTTTATTGCGATGCCAATAAAAATAAAAGATATAGATAAGCTCAGTGTACCTGAGCTTATGTCTAGGCTCACGGAGTCTGACATATCTAGACTTAAGGAGCCTGAATTATCTAGGCTTATAGAAAAGTTTAGTGATGCACATGAAGAACAACGTGAAATAACGAACAGATCGTATAAGTTTGGAACTAAGGAAACGCCGGAAGGTAAAAAGATTCCATCTCCTAGGTACACGGAAGAAGAAAAAAAGTTTTACTCTTTAAGGAATAAAACAGAGGACTTAGAAAGACGTAGGGGACATTTAGAAGAAGCAGAAGTACATAAGAAAATAAAAGAAAGAATTAATAAAAAATACCCTAATTACAATAAAATGTCTAAGAGAGGACAAGAAAATATTTATGTAGAAGAAATGGAACGTCGTATTAACGAACTTGAGGAACTGGGAGAGAAAAGAGGTTCCAAGGGATTAACCTCTTTAGAGAGTCGAGAACACGGCAGATTAGAAGGGTCTTTAGAGGATGCATCCCTAATGCGGGATGCGGAAGATGAGTTTGCTAGAGAAGACAGAAGGAGAGGGCAGGCCCTGTACGAAAGAGAACGGAAAAAGGAACTAAAAGCTAAAAATCCTAATGTTGAATTTATAGAAGATAAAAGACGTGAATCGGCGGTTCCAAAGATTCTTAAAACTCCAACTGCGGAACGTATAATCGGTGATTTTGAAGAGCAGGTAAGGGAACAACAAGAAAGAAAAAAAGCAGCAAAAGAAGCAGAAGTTCAGGAGAGGCGCGCTCAAATTAGGATCGTAAAAAAAGGAGAAATAGGATTGCCTGTTAAACCAGAGAGTACAAATGTAATTAGCGATTCAGAGTTTACAAATCGGTCTAATACAAAGGCTGACGTTATTCCTATGTCTGAGCGTAGAACGCCAAATATTACTCCACCTAGGAAAACTTCGAACGAGTTTTCTTCTAAAAGGGAAAACTTAAAAAGAATCGGTAAAAGAGGGGCAATCGCTGCAGCGGGCGGCGCAGCAATTTCTGCTCCCTTTCTATTGGATGCATATAGAAGAGGAGGTATGGAAGGTTTAAAAAAAGAGGCACTTCGTGAACCCGTATTAATGGGTATTTTTGGGGCGCTAAATAAAGCTTCGAAATCAAAAGGTCTAGTAGGGAAGGGCGCAAGAGGTATCGCAAGAGGTCTTTCGGTTCCTATGGCCGCAGCGCTCCTATATGAAGGTGCCAGAGATGTAGCAGGCGCATCAAGAGGTAGAACCCCTGAAGGGTCAGTAGCGAAAACAGGAATAGCTGCAAATCTTTTGGGCCAACTTGCATTTTCTGATATCCCAAAAATGGTTAGAGAAAGATTGTACTCGGAAGCTCGATA